TTTGGGCTTCGATTTCTTGCGCTTTGGCGATAGCCTTTTCCGCATAGTCTGCCCATTGGCGTAAGCCTTTAGCTTTGTTTTTACGTTGTCGTTCATTCTCTAGACGTTTCCTCAAACCTACGTGGGAAATATACCTACCACTATTTTTTGTTATCCAATTAGCTACTTCTCTATAAGAATATTGATTTACATACTTTCTAGCTTTTTCAATCAAATCTAACTCTAATGATATGGGGTCTAAAATGTTTGAGTCATCTTTATTTATTTTATATCCAAATGGTATTGTACGTGCAATGCGTGGAATAGGTGTCCACTCGTTATCTTCTTTTAAGTCTGTTGGTTGTGGTAGCTTCCATCTACCTAAACTTCTATTTGTCATTTTTCTTATCTTTAAATGCTGATTGGTCGTGTCGTGGGTCTCTAGCTTGTTCTATTATCTTTTCTATCCATTTTTCATTATCTCCTGTATTACGGCAGTACTCACATATATCATCTTCAATATGATGCCCACAAATTTCACATGTTGGCTCATAGAGCATCTAGATTTCTTTCCTCAATAAATTGTCTAACATTTTTTTCAGGAACACATAAAATTTTTTCAATGGGTCTCGGTCCGTATTCTATAACTAACGCTTTTATAACAGAAAGAGAATTATCTTGTACATACTGTTTACACTCTGTAGAACTATGAAAGTGACCATGTTCTTCTGGTTGTTGAAATATAAATACATCTTTTGTTCCGTCTGAATGAACACCGAGCATTATGGCTACAGCAAACCAAGTTTCTATTATCATTTAATCTTCATCCACTTGTTTAGGTGGCATAAGCATTACACCACCAGTCGCTTCCACTTGAACCTTTTCTGTTTTTATTAAACCAGTTCTGTCAAGTAATTCTTTTGCTGCTGACATCTTATCTCGGATACCAAGCTCTGTTGGGTCATGTAATCCACCCACCATAGCCATTGCAGCTTTAGGTGCATTACGTGCCATAAACAGTTGTGTGGCTTCTAGTATCTCTTCTTTCAAACCTTTTACTATGGCTGATGTAGATGTACCTTCAGCATACCCTGCTAACTTTTTGGCTGTTACCATGTCTCCGTTTGCTTCTTCAAACAAAACATCTAGAAACATTTGTTGCTTTGCATTTAATTCTCTAGGCATTTTCTCTTGTTTCCATTCTTGATTGAACTTGAACAGCAGCTTTATTTCCATTTACATATAAACCAAACCAAGCTGCACCTGCGCCAACAACAACAGATACAAAACCTGCTTGAGCATTATTGGGGTCGGGTAAACTCATAAACCAATTACACGTTTGATAAAACACAACCATATAGGATAATATTAATAACCTTGGTACAATTCTCCATGAATCTAGTTTTGCTGCTGTAATCATTACGCTGACAATTGAAAATGAGGACCATCAATAAATGGGCGGCGTGATTGTGAGCGTCTGAGGTCTACATAAGCGTTCATTGCTGCTTCCATTGTTCCGTTCCATTCAGCTATGTTATTTATGTGCCATGCGGCTCCCCAACAAATTTTAGCTCCTGTTTCCTTAGAAGCCATCATCATTGCATCAGCAATGTCATCATACATAACAATATCCCAACTTGGATTTTTGCCATCAAACGCCATTAAGTCTACAGCATGTGAATATCCATCTTCTTGTATAAGGTGTTTGGATTTCATAGTCTGTGAGCGTCCAGCTTCATACAATCTTTTTTGTTCTGCTAAGTCTCTGACTCCATATATAACTCCAAAGTCTACAAGTGACATCTCTATTGCTTTCTTAACAGTTTCTACGAGTATAGGATGCACACCCTCTAGTTTACCTAAACTTCTTTTACTAAGTTTAAACGCCATATTTTTTCCTATCTTTTACTGATTTCATATATTCTTCTTGCAAAGACTTTTTTAACTTTAGTTTATTTCTTTCTTTTATAAACTTTCGTATTGGGTCAACCATCTCATCTTTGATTACCCCTGCTACTTGTGTACCATTTTTAATCTTATCTACTACTTTGTGTGTAAAAAATTTAGCTACCATTACTGTCTCCTACATTATTAAAATGTACATTGTAAAACAACCTAACAAGAAAATTACAAGATGTGTTATCAATGCATCTCTGTTCATAGTATCACTGCTACAAATGTAGCTAAAACTAAAATAGCCATCATACTATTTATTAATAAACCTAATCTCACTTCTTCCTCATGTTAAAAAATTTACCTGCAGAGCGTGTAGCAAAGCTGGCACTTACGATAGCTCCTAACGCTATCTGATACCACTGTGGCATACCTGCAAGTGCAGTAAACCCATCGGCTACTATAGCACGGCCCCACTCGCCGCAGAAACTTAGCACAAGTGGAATACTAAAAAGTAGGGTCAACCATTCGTCCTTCCAACTGGACTGCGATGCACGCATGGCTGCCAAGTCCCAGTCAATCTCACCTGTAGCTTCTTTCATACGAATAGTAGCTTCGGCTTTTTGTATGGCTGTCTTGCCTTCTATGTATGATGAAGCTAGACTTGATATCGAACTAAATATTGTACCTATCAACCTACACCCTTTCTAAACTTTCTAGTTTTCTTTGCAATCTTTTTAGGTTGCTTTACAAACTGCTGGCCTTTCTTTTTGCCTTCTCGTTTTGCTTTTGTTGTTGCTGCGTATTCAGCAGAACTCAACGATTTAATAGCAGCAGCGGGTAAATAGCGTTCTCCTGTTTCTGATGACTTCTTGCCACTCTTAGTTCGCCAATCTTGTTTACCCCAATTTACTAAACTTTGTTGTCTCTTTTTTAATGTCACGACTTGTATCCACCGCCAGCATCTTTATATGCCTTCGCCATCATCTGCGCCTTACGTGCAGACCATTGACCGGGTGCGCCACCTTTACCACCAGCTTTTATTCTGTTAAATATTCTTTTACGTAAAGCAGGTTGTGTATACACATTAGCTTTATTAACGGTGCTACCTTTATTCAACTTTAATGTAGATAAAGTTTTAGCTTGCTTTGCGTGTGATTTGGAAGCTTTCTTCAAGCCCTTCGCAACTTTTTTTATCTTCTTCTTGACTATTGCTTTCACCATCTCTGCTCTCCCAATATTCTTCACCGTAATCGTGAAATATTTCTTCGCCTTTTGAGATATCCTTTAACGCTACAAATCTTACAAAGTTATTATCGTCATGTATCTCCCACTCAGCGTTAGGCTCTGAACTATGATTATATATCATCGCTAGACCTAATGGAATCAAATACTCGTCACTGCCTTCATTTGGGGACTGGAACACATAATCGTGAAGTATGCTCTTGTCCCCTATATCACTATCATCAGTTACAAGATAAGGACATAACTCTATGGTATCGTCTTGAGCGTAGTCCTTATCTGCAAAAACACCATGACCGTGTACTGAAGAGTAAGCTACGTAGACCAACTTACTTTTTCTTTTTAGCCATACCGCCGCGCATCATTTTCTTCTTGGCCATCTTGGCCATTCCACCGCCCATCATTTTTTTCTTCGCCATGCCACCTCGCATCATCTTCTTCTTTTTCGCCATTTTTGCTTTGCCATGCATTGCCATTTCGTAGTCTCCTTCTATCTAGAACTAGGGATTGATATATTTCATCAGGAAAGTGTCGATAGTATCCTGACTTCTCTAAGCTTAGTGATGCATCATCTAAAGGAGATAGTCTTTGTATAAATACCATACAGTAGTCTAACTCTTTATCTGTTACATCGTCTTCTAAAAAATCCAGACCCGCTTCGCTTACATCGTACTCTGGATGAAACACCATAAGGTGCATATCGTGCCTTGCTACTGCAAGGGCTTCATTCATACCATCGCAGAAACCATCTAGGTATTCTAACTCTGGTAACTCTTCACTAGCCCATATAACTATATCATAGTCATGGTTGTTAAAGTCGCTGACTTGCTTAACCAATCCCTCTAGACCAGTGTTTATACTAAATGTTACTTTATTTTCTAGCCACGCTTGTTTTGCATAGGGACAAGGTGGTAGTCCATTCAGCTTTACATTAGGTATCTCTAAAAATTCTTTTGACCACTTACGTATATCAGCTTCTACGGGATGCACGAGTTTTCTTCTTTTGTTCTTCTATAAATTTTCTATATACATTTGCCGCTGCTATCTTTCCTGCGACTCTTGCTCGTTGCTCCATAGCTATCGCTGCTTGTGTTTTATGTGCGTGGCTTCTGCCTGATGCTTTTATTTTTCGTACAGATGCTTCGGCATCTTTTACTGTTGCAAACTTTAAACCTTTAATCGTACCCTTTGGGTCTTCGTCCGTGTATAAGTCACTATGCTTTTTAGACTTTGCGGGTTGTCCTCTTTTTCTTGGTATTCTTTTTGCCATTATTATATCCTGCTGTCGATAAAGATATTGCTACTGCTTGCTTTCTAGGCTTGCCTTCTTTTACCAACTTACTAATATTTGAACTAACTACTTTTTGGCTTTT